GAAGCACCGTCGATTCGCTCTACAAATCGATAGACCAACTCTCCGGCGCCGACGAGCGGAAGCTTCAGCGGGACCAGGCGCTCGCCAAGGGCAACGAAGCCCTGGCCGCCGGAAACGCCGAACTCGCAGAATCATTCTTCCTGATCGTCGACGCACTGGACCAGCTCGAAAGAAAGACCGTGGCTCAGCAGGTTCTTGCGACCAAGACCGCAGCCTGGAACACGCTCGCTCAGCAGTCCACGACGATTCTTGAAGAAAACCGAAGCACCGTCGATTCGCTCTACAAATCGATAGACCAACTCTCCGGCGCCGACGAGCGGAAGCTTCAGCGGGACCAGGCGCTCGCCAAGGGCAACGAAGCCCTGGCCGCCGGAAACGCCGAACTCGCCGAATCGTTCTTCCTGATCGTCGATGCATTGGACCAGCTCGAAAGAAAAACCGTCGCGCAACAGATACTCGCGACCAAGACCGCGGCCTGGAACGCACTCGCTCAGCAGTCCATGACGATCCTTGAAGAAAACCGAAGCACCGTCGATTCGCTCTACAAATCGATAGACCAACTCTCCGGAGTTGACGAGCGGAAGCTCCAGCGGGACCAGGCGCTCGCCAAGGGCAACGAAGCCCTGGCTGCCGGAAACGCCGAACTCGCCGAATCATACTTCCTGATCGTCGACGCATTGGATCAGATCGAAAGAAAGACCGTGGCTCAGCAGGTTCTTGCGACCAAGACCGCGGCCTGGAACGCACTTGCTCAGCAGTCCACGGCGATCCTTGAAGAAAACCGAAGCACCGTCGATTCGCTCTACAAATCGATAGACCAACTCTCCGGCGCCGACGAGCGGAAGCTCCAGCGGGACCAGGCGCTCGCCAAGGGCAACGAAGCCCTGGCCGCCGGGAACGCCGAACTCGCAGAATCATACTTTCTGATCGTCGACGCATTGAACGTGCTCATAAAGAAGACCAATGAATTTGACTCTAAGAAGTTTTTCGAGGAATTAGGGGACCAGGCGCTCGCCTCCGCGGAAAGCGTAATAGCTTCAGGACTGAATGATGCTTTCTCCTCGATCGGTGAAGCCATGGCATCGGGTGAGAGTTCTGCTGATGCTTTCGGCGCCGCCATGAAGAATTTTTTCACTTCAGTTTTGCAGCAAACTTCGATGCTTGCCATAAATGCCGGCCTTAGATTACTTGTAGAAGGTGGAATCACCATGCTGCCTGCCGCTATTGGGCTCCTTGCCCTTGGAGGCGTGTCTGCAATCGCAGCAGGCGCAATCTCCGCATCCGGGCAGGTACGGCAAGTTGATTATGACCAGTACATAATAGATCCAGTTATAGAGGCCGAAACAGATCTCGCTAAGATGAGAATAAATCTCATCGAGGATCAACTTGAGAAGGAACGCGAGCTGCGCGATGAAAATCTAAAAAAAATAGAACAACAATTCGATATGGAGTTTTCGGTACTCCAGGACCTATGGGAACGCGGGTTAATATCCACCCAAGAATACAAGAATCAGGCCGCAACACTGCGATCAAATGAGGCTGCTGCAAGAGAAGCCGTCGAAGCTCCAGTAAAAGCCAAAGAGGCGATGATTGAACAAATTGAGGATGCCAGGAAACAAAAATTATCAGTACTTAGCATCGAAGGTAAAAAGCTGCAAGATGAACTTAATGGAATGTCTGGATGGCAAAAATTCTGGTCGGGACGTGACGAACAACTAAAAGCTCAACTAAATACTATCGATGCGAGAATAAAAGCAACGAATGCTGCTCAATCTCTGCCAGAAATATCAGCAGCTAAATATGGTGCCGATTTTATTACCGCAGGACCGCGTTTGTTAAAAGTAGGAGACAATCCGGGCGGCCGCGAGCGGGTCAGGGTTGAACCGATAGGAACACCAAACCGATTTGGTCCTAGCCAGGAACAAATAATCATCCAAATCAGTGGTCCCGTATATGGTGTTGAGGATTTATACCTAAAACTTGAAAAAGCAGGGGAACAACTTCTGCGTGGCGGGCGGATAAAAGCAGGAGTATTCGGATGATCCGCCGTATCACATTAGAGCTTGCTTTTCCTGGAGAGTCTGGTTGGACCGATATATCAAACCTTGTAAGAACTTGGGATATCGACGAAGCAGCCTTCTCAAGCGAAAAACGATCTGCTGTCGATAAATTCTCTTGCACTCTTAAATTCGATGCTGCGATTTTGACAAAACTCCGCGCGGCAGATGCCAGGATTTGGATTCGTGTTAAAAATGCTCTCGATGCTTCAGCCCTCTTTTTTGGAGTTATTGAGCCGTCTGTATCGAACGAAACCTCGGACCATGTTGGGGATATTGCGCTTGAGGCTGTCGACAACTCTTGGCGCCTGGATGAGAAGGTTACTATATCCCGTCAACTGCCCGCACTGGTAACTGATCCAGGATTCAAACTGTGGGACGCAGTGGATCCCGAACACTCGATCGCCCATGTGATGCTTACCGATGCAGGGTACACAGCAGCGGAGATAGGTTCCTCTATTAGCGTCGCATATACAATACAATCATTCACGGCAGTAAAAGAAGAAAGTACGTATCGAGAGCTTCTCGATGTTTTACTCATGGAATATGGGTACGTAATACATCCCGATGCATCAGGAGTCTTGAATCTGGTTTTATGGAGGCCAACGGCGCCTGCTATTGAATTAGGCCCCGATGCTTTGTCCACAGTGATCCCTTTTAGGTTTGAAAACAGGGCAGACTATCGTGATTGCGCAAAAGTAACCTGGTCAGAACTTGAAATACTACAAAATGCCCTTGTATATCGCGATAATCTCCCTGTCGATTCAGATGGTACGTTCACAGGAGAGGCGATTGCAGCAGGTGATTACTATCCTAAAGATTCGGATATTGAAGATATTTACCAAACATATGTAGAAAAATGGTTAGATAAACCTTACCTTGCCAGGGAAACACGTCTCGCGAACAAGGATCTCACCCTTGTGGCAACGTCTGGTGCTGTAGTTGAATTTGAAGCTGATAGCGGTGTTGTAATAGATACCAGCGTTTTCGAGTCTCACAAAGCAAAAATCAGGTTTAAAAATGAATCTGCAGAGACCAAGAGCATCCGAATCTTTGAAATCTATGCCGATGCCCTTATCAGGAAAAAAATTGCTACCGAAAAGGCGCTTCCTCTTGGTACTGAAAAAAACGCCCGCGAATATGCATCGCAATATATTTTTACAAAAGTATCAGCACAGGCTCTGGCAACCGCGCTCGCTGAAGATGTACATGCGGAAGAACAATATTATTTTGGGAGTAATCAGCTATTAGCCCTCGGTGCCCGGATAAAGCTGATTGAAGCCAGAAATGGCACCTCTGTTTATGCTGTTTTAACCCGAAGAAAAAGATCATCATCAAAAGCTGTAATTGAGTACGAAGCTATTCAGCTTTTAACTATAGAATCAATTTCAATTCATAGTGAGATGCAAACCCTTTCATCAATATGGCCAGTTGCGACTCCACAAGATATTGCCGTGGCATTGTCTGATACATCAAAAGTATTCTACACCGAGCCAATTGGTCCCTACTCGATAGGTGATCTCTGGGTATCAGATGGGGCTCTCTACCAGTCAACCAGCAATCGAAATGCAGGGGAATATGTTTCGGGAGACTGGCTCTGGTGTATTCGGTCGAACATGACCGTCGTAATCGAAAGTACCAACGGTGACAAGTTCAAACCAGGCCAAAGCGCCACAACAACACTTATCGGGAGAGCCTTTAAGAACGGTCTGGAAATAACGAACGATCTCCCTGATTCAGCTTTCAAGTGGATTAAGAAATCATTTTTCCCCACTAGCGAAGATGCGGCATGGAATGCCGCCCACCAAACAGGGTACCGGACCGTCGAAGTGACGACGGACTCGATATATGCCAGGGCCACATATACCCTGGAGATTTCCGAATAGGAGGAACTTATGGGTGTTGTAGCGACTGGACAAATAACTCTTTACGACCATAATGACGCGGCCCCGATAACAGCATTCATCGCGGCGTCCAAGGGCTTATCCCAGGTTTATACGAAGGACGAATCTTCGACCTCGTACAACCCAAACTATGCTTCGGCAGCAAACGTCATAACAGCCTACGTTTACGTAAATGGCGTGAATGTTGTCAATAATCTGGCAAACAGAAAATTCGGCACAACACTCGGTGGTAGCGATCTTGGAAGCAATATATCGACGTTCAACAAAACTACAAATATCGACCCCGCGAATCCCGCATACAGCATCTACTTCGAGGGCGATTATACCGACCCGGTGACCGGGCTTGTCACCCATGTCAACGCGATGATCACGCTTAACTGCGTAAAGGCTGGATCCAATGCGGTCTATGTGCAGCCACGCGGACAGATGGTTATTGAGAACGCACCGTCCGGATCTAAAAACACCGCAGAAATCGCGGCTGATCTAATGCGCGTTGGCGGTGTCGATGATACCGGCGTAACCTACCGCTGGTTCGCAAGCCCTTACGCGGCCGCAGACCAACTTGATGCCAATCACGCCCTGGTTACTGGAAGTAAGATCACCTTTAAGAACACAGCCGGCGGGGCGGCCTCAGCTCCTGCGGACGGCACCTGGGCAGATGTCAAGAGTATCGTCATTCGCGAGGACGCAATCAATGACATCGGGCTATTCATGGTCCAGGCCAAGGACTCGGATGGCAATATTTACCAGGCGTACTTTCAGGTTTACGACGTGTCCGATCCCTACGATGTACGGATTAATACGTCGAATGGTCAAGTATACCAGAATGGGAACGGATCGAAAGACCTCACCTTTGAAGTCTGGTATGGCGGTACAAAGGTTTCGGATATCTCCGCCTACATTTTTACCGCGAAGATCTACGATAAAAATGGCAACAAGTCAGGATTCATCGATACCGCAAAAACTCCCGCGGCGAAAGCCATCTCCGCGAATACCGCAGGAATTACTGGCAACGTCACCCATGCGGCTCTCGCTTCTGCCTTAGTTGCGGGGAGTGTTGTACGGCTCATTACCGCCGACGGACTCACAATAGGATCCTACGAAGTCGGCTCAGGATCAACCACCACAAACACCGTCTTGCGGGCGCCGCTTAACGGATTCTCAAGCGTGGCGCCCACACTTAACCAATTTGCAGGCGGCAAGATGTGGGTCTACACAGGAAATGGAGCAACGGCGGGCCAAAAGACTGCTACGGGAACGGCGGCCATCGCGGTAACTGGCGACGATATCGACGGCCAGGGCGTTATCTACGTGGACGCTGACAACCCGAATTATTAACGAGGCGGCGAAGATGGGCGTGGTAGGAACCGGACAAATTACACTCTATGATCAAAACGACTCCCCGGTGGCGTCCTTGTCTCTTGATAGGTGCGGTCTTCCTGCCGACGCATCAGGAGTGGTGACGGATTTTTCAGCAGCCGTCACCACCCTCGCTATTAACCGCGGCGGAATCGATGAATCCAATCTATGGACAGTCACGGTTATAAAATCAGCGGGGCTTACAGGAACCCTTTCTGAAAAGACCTTCACCGTTTCCGGACTCACGACAGACGCCGGTTATGTTGACTTCACCGCCACTAGGCCGGGCTTCGCCAACCTGACCAAGCGATTCGATGTCGGGAAGATAAAGCAGGGCATCCAAGGAAGCCAGGGTGTTGATGCTCCCAAGTGTCTTGGGCTTTACGACTACGCGTCCAGGGCATCGATCACAGGGATGGTCGAGGGAAGTCTTGCCGTCCTGTACTCCCTAGTCGAGGGGGAGCGAGGTATCTATGCTTACGTATCCTCGGCTTGGACACGACAAGCCTCCCCTACTCCCGACCAGATAAGTCGATGTTTCCTCTACGTCATTGACGCGGTGCGTCAGGGTTATGGTGTATCGAGCGATTACATCGGAGAATCATCGGTTTCTTTTGAAATACTTCTCGCAAAATTTATTTACGCCTTGAGGATACGCCTGGGAGATACCGGAGCAATATTCTCAGGTGGCTACGATGAAAATGGAAATATCTCGCATGATGGTGATGGCAACGATCTTCCGGGGGCTTTTATATCCGGAACTGGTGCCTTTGCCGGAGTTGGGGCTGTTTTCAAGAGTCTGGTAGCAAAAACTCTCAAGACCGATGTCTTATACAAGGGATCATGGCTCCTTGGGACATGGGGTAGTTCATCAATAATTACCTCCCCTGGTTATTTTAGTTCATACAACGCAACCACGCTAGCAGACGGGAGTGTTGTTTTATTGTACCGCGGAACGTCAGGATATCTGGCACAAAAAATCCGATCTTCAGCAGGAACCTGGGGGGCGGCGTCAGTTATAGAGAGCGTTTTAATTCAATCACCATCTGTGGCCATTTTGCCTGACGGCAGACTCTTGTGCGTATATGTGAACCAGACTACCGGCAACCTCATGCAAAAAATACGTGGAACCGATGGGGCGTGGGGGGCATCGTCAGCGGTGGGGGTTTCTGGCGCCTATAGTGCAATTTCCATTCTGCCTGACGGAAAAGTCGTCTGCGTTTACCAGGACGGGTCGGTCAACCTGCTCGAGATAATACGAGAGGCAAATGGCTCATGGGGTACTGCCGCGGTAATCGAAAGCTCCGCAAGCTACTACCCATCGCTTGTTACTCTCTCTGACGGAAGCGTTGCTTGTGTTTACTATACCACAGCAAAATACCTTCGACAAAAAATACGAGCAATAAACGGGACATGGGGGGCGTATTCAAATATAGAAAGTCTTACCGGAAACACGACCGCATCGCTCTTATTACTACCCGATGATCGAGTTCTTTGTGCATATTGGGATTTTTCAACTGGATATCTTCGGCAAAAAATACGAGAAACAAACGGGACGTGGGGGGTGTATTCGGTCTTCGAGAGCGCATCAAGCAGTTACCCTGCCTTGGCGAAATTACTAGACGGCAAACTCCTGTGTGTTTTTGACAGTGGCGGCTCAATCAAGCAAAAAATCGACACCTCCGCTTACTCATCGATTCCTATAGGAGCATTTGAAACCCAGGTCGGCGCTGGCATCGTTGAAATCGGGCAGAACTCAAACGGAACATATATAAAATTAAGTGACGGGACAATGATTTGTTACGGCATTAAATCAATAATTAGCCAAGAGTGGTCGGCCAATTCGACCATCAATTTACCAACGCCATTTGTTAATACTGACTACGTAGCGTTGATTACATTAGCCGCAGGTACGGCAGAACATGCGGTAACGTATAACAATTCCGGGTATAAATCTGTGTCAGCATTTACGTGCTATACCCCGTATTCTCCAGCGGGTACCTATCTGAGCACCTCATGGATGGCTATAGGTAGGTGGAAATGAAAATAAAATACAATCCATGCCAGTGGAACGAATACGCAAATATTGAAGTATTACCCGACACGGAGATAATCCCTATCGATGAGAACTCAATACGAATAGACGGCGAGCTTTACGAGTTTGATGAGCAGTCTGTTGAGTTTCCTGAAATACGACAACAGACGAACGAGCGAATCCTGGAAGCGCATCGCGAGGATGGCGAGCTTTATACCACCGTTATGAGATTTTATACGCGGACCTGCCAGCCGTGGGACACCGGAGGCTACCATGAAATTGTATGGTAAAACGCAGGCCCAGGTTGATGCAAAGCGATTAGAGCAACTTTCGGACAGCGTGAGGTCAGAGCGCGATAGGCGCATCGAGGCCATTCAGTGGCGGCGCGACCGACACCGGGATGAACTATCCCTTGGCCTGGCGCCAACGGAAGAATTGGCGCCAATCCTCACATATATCCAGGCACTCAGAGACGTTCCGCAGCAGGCGGGCTTCCCAACAAACATCCAGTGGCCGGAGGTGCCGGAATGAACATAACCATAAATCTTGCCACAGTGGGGCAGATTTTAGCGATAGCAACTGCGATCGGCGCTATCTGGGCAACGCTACATCAGAGGAGGCAACTCGCCGTGAAAGAGGGAGAGCGCAACGCGCAGATCAAAGCCTTAGAGGAAAAAGTCATTGCCCAGGGGAAGGAAATCAAGACCCTAGAGGGGAAGACCCATAGCACCGACGTTGACCTGGGCAAGATAAACGAAAAAATCGATAACCTCACCGATATGATCCGGGACATAAAAGATAGGATAGACAAGATAGCCCCGCCCACAGTCCAAACGCCGGCGCGGTCAGCAGCCGGGGAGCACCGGGAATGAGTACGAAAATAGAAGATCTCGCCGAGCCTTTCCAGACCAAAGCCCGAGCGTTTATCGCTGACCTCAAAGCGAACACGAGCAATTTTAAATGCATGGGCTCTGACGGTTTTATCGTCCTGGAAACCCTACGCAGCCAGGATACGCAGATCGCGTACTTCTCCAGGCTACTTGCCAGCCATGTGCCGGCCAAGTACCGGCGACAGGCCGTGAAATTCGTCCAGGCCCTCTATAAACGGGCGGCACTTTACGAAATCAATGAACGAGACGCAATAAAACCCGTCACCTGGACCATGGAGAGCAGACACCTAGAGGGGCTAGCCATCGATATCTGGCCGACCAAGAAAGGCAGGATCTGGTGGGCTCCGAAAACATGGGAAGGCTGGGCGAGAATGGCCGAGATTGCCGCCCGGCATGGCATCGAGGCGGGATATACATGGCCGGGCGATGAGCAGGACCCCGCCCATTTCCAGGAGGCAAGAGAGTGAAATTCAACCCGCTAACCAAGGCCGCGACCTATTGGTCCAGCCTGGCCAGCGTCCTGGCGGTTTATTTTGTGACCATAGTTATAGACCAGGACGGCGCCCAGGCCATTTCCAAGGCTATTGTTGCCGCCATTATCACGCTTTCTGGAATATCCCAGGGGCTCAACGTAGCAAACAACGTGCAGCGATCGGCCCTATACCGACCGGAGTTGGACAAGGAGAAAAAGACCAATGATAAAACCCGCAACGATTGATCTCACTGTTGCGAATGGAAACGGCATTCTACAGGGCTCTCCCTGGGAGATCAGCGTCAACGTATCCGAACGGGAAGACGGGATAGACACCCCAATCGATATTAGCACCATGGCAGGAGCCTGCATCATAAAGGATAGCGCCAAATCCAGGGAGATCCTGGCCGCACCATTATTCACTATAACAGACGGTCCTGGAGGGAACTTTACCTTGAGCCTGACTGCGGCTGAAACCGAGGCAATCCCTGCGTCCGGGAAAAGCCACAGAGAAACCTCAAGGCTGTATATCGAAGTCAGACTCGACGAAGACAGAGCCCTCCAGGGGACTATTGAGATCAGCCCCACGCTGATGAAGGAGTAAGCGATGGCCGAAGTAGTCTATACAATCGGCGCCAGCGAACGGCCGCTTGTTTACACCGTGAACATCGGAAGCCCCGGCCCTCGCGGCCCGAAAGGCGACAAGGGCGACCAGGGGGAAACCGGTCCCGCAGGGCCACAGGGGTCACAAGGGATTCAGGGCCCCGCGGGGCCTCAAGGGGAAACTGGACCGGCCGGCCCAACCGGGGCTGAAGGACCTCAAGGCCCCCAAGGTATACCCGGACCACAAGGTGCAACCGGGCCAGCTGGTCCAAGGGGAGAGCAGGGAATCCAGGGTATCCAAGGGGAAACGGGCCCACAGGGCGCCGCTGGTCCACAGGGGGAACAAGGCCCTGCTGGACCACAAGGAGCCGCCGGCGAGAGTTACGAGGGGTATTCCGTCGAGTGCTCCAACAAGGATGCAAGCGGCATTTTCACAACTATCGAATTCCGCGACTCCCTCGGTAATCTCCGCAAGCGCTCCGTACTATCCGGCGGTACTTCGCCGGCCTATACGACCAGGACGGTTACGTTTTTCGCTGCCGATGGCGTCACGCAAACGGGCCAGCGGATTTACTCGATTACCTACGACAGCGACGGGGATTTCTTATCCGAAATAGAGGTGGTGGGATGAAGAACGATCTATCCCTACACAAGGTTTTGATAAATAAGCGGGTCCAGGGGTGGGTACGTCCCGCCGACTGGTTGCCTATGCCGGATATCCCCGCAGGCGAGCAAAAAGTAGTAATCCTGTTTGGCGTCTATAACGGCGTGGGAAATATACCAAAAATACTCACTGCGTCGGGAAATTATATCGTTGACTGGGGGGATGGAAGCAGCCCGCAAAATAGCAACAGTGGCACTCCTGTTGGACACCAGTATGATTATTCGGCACTTCCCGAATCGTCAGTGTGCTCGCGAGGATATAAGCAGGTCCTCATAACTATCACGCCGCAAGCTGGATTTAATCTGACATCGCTTACAATCTATGATGATTATAGGCTCTATTTTGCAGCCCTTGATATATCAATAAGGTCGTCATATTTAACGAGCTTATCACTAAGAAGTCTATATCACCTTGAGCGTCTGTCGATTCTTGGGAGTACAGCACTAACCAGCCGAATGACCGATGGGTTCGCCCCTGCGTTGCAGTCTTTCAATGCGCCAGAAGCCACTGTAAATCTAACAAACTGTTCTCAAATGTTTAGGGCTTCGAGGCTTACTGAGATTGACCTCAACCTATCTGGTAAAACGGTTAATGATTTATCTGCTTTTGCGGAAAATGCTGAGTGTTTGCAGCGCGTTAACCTGCATGGAGTTAATTTGATTGGCTCAGCCACAAACGCGTTTTATAGCTGCACCTCGTTGCTGGAAATTGATGGTATCGATGTATCCGGCGCAACTAGCTTTTCGGGTTTAGTCAGCTCCTGTCGTAGGCTTTATCGCGCGAATATAACAGGCATATCTATTACCATTTCTTTTTCTTACACGTCCCTGACGAGAGAATCTATTGTTGAGATTTTTAACAACCTCGCGGTAGTTACAGGTCAAACAATTACTATCACAGGTACTCCAGGAGCATTATTTTTGAGCGCGGCCGAGCGAGCGATCGCCACGGATAAGGGCTGGACGATTACAGGATAAGGAGCGGGTATGGACGACACGAGCGGATTTTATAAAAACGACAACGGGACACTTTTGTTTGGGCCGAACTTTGTCGAGAGCCGAGACTATAAGCTCGAACGCGCTAGACATGGGGAGTACGCCTATCCGGTCCACGGCTGGTACTGGTTCGGGAGCGAAGCGGAGGCCCGAGAGCATTTCGGCCTGCCAGCGGGGCAGGCATGAATGCCAAAATCAAGGCGATTATCATTACTGCTGCTCTTTGCCTTCTGCTCGGTGGTGGCTTTTTCGCAGGTTTCCGAGTCGGATACCCCGCCGGCTATAGAGCCGGAACCGTTGACGGAGCAGCAGCAGAGCGCCGAGCAATCGAACAATCCGCAGCAGATAGATCCGGCGACATTAGCCTCAGCCTTGAGAAGTCTCTCCGGGAAGCTACGGAACGAAGCGAGCGGATGGAGGGAGGACTCCGAGGAGCTATTGAGGCGAGTCGAGGAATTGCAGGCATTATTGAGCGCGGCGGAAGCAGAGCGGACGTCATTGAGCGAATCGCTGAAGAAATCGACCGCCTCGCAGGAATCCTTGAAGCAGGCCCACGCCCAGGAAATAGCAGCTATCCGGGCAGCCTTGGAGGCGGAGATCTCCAGGATTGAGAAGGCGCGGGATCAGGCCAAGAAATCCGCACAGTTGTGGAAAGGGGTGGCGCTTATTGCTGTGGGGATAGGAATAGGGGAAATACTGGGAGGCCCCACAGGGGCTATAATAGGTGGAGTTGGAGGATTTGTACTATTAATGATCAATTATTGATTTAAAACAAGCTCACTATTTTTGCCTACTATTTAACTATTTTCAGGAAGCAGCTATTGTTCTGAGAGTTGAGGTACTATATTATACGAGTGTGGTATTTTCCTCCATAAGAAATAATAAGGTGGTAGGTATGGTGGAAGGAATAGAACTAGAGAAACTTGTTGGAGAGAAAGAACTACAAGCATATAAAACGTATATCGAATTAACACTCTATGACAAATTAGTTAAAAATGATGAGTGTTTACATGTAGTAAAAAATGAATATACACAAAGAGACATGAACTTCCCAATAGATTTAATGTTTATGGGGTAATAAAATGGCATCTTGGACCGAGCTGGTAAAAGAAATAGATAGCTTCGGATCTGATAACGATAAAAAAAGTTCTTATATTAACGGAAAAGTCGACAGTGCATTACAAGAAATATCCGAACTTCGTAGCGGGAAAAATGTAATTTTTTATGCCTCTGCCTTCCTTCAAAAACCGATGCTTGATCCGATGCTACTTCAAATCACAAATGAAGAGATAAATGGATTTATGGCTGTCATGCATGGGATGAAATTTGACAGAGGTTTAACTTTAATTCTGCACACTCCTGGGGGCATGACGAACGCCACAGAGTCAATAGTTGATTACTTACATAGCAAATTCCCATATATAGAAACTATCGTACCTACTTTTGCAATGTCTGCAGGAACAATGATATCATTAAGTTCTGATAAAATTATTATGGGAAGGCAGAGCCAGCTGGGACCGATAGACCCTCAGATGGTGATAGGCGGTAGATCTGTTTCGGCAAGATCCATAGTTGATCAATTTGATAAAGCAAAAAAAGATATTAACGAAAATATTACAAATGCACACGTTTGGGCGCCAATACTAAGCACACTTGGGCACGGCTTACTTGTTGAAGCTGAAAAGGCAAATGATTATAGCGAAAAAATCGTTGAATCTTGGCTAAAAAGGAAAGGATTCTCAAATGCCACCAAAATTGCTCATCATTTCAACAGTCCTTCTTTACATAAAAGCCATGGTAAACGAATAGATAAAAATGAAGCAAAATCCCTTGGATTAAATATTGAAGATCTGGAGGATAATCAAAACCTACAGGAAGCGGTATTAACCGCTTATCACGCTGTAACAATAATATTTGAAAAATCACCTTCAGCAAAATTTATAATTAGCAACAACGGCAGGAAACGATGGGTTAAAAATGCTCCCTCACAGATAAATATACCGTTTCCCATACCCCAGATTAAAGGTGTTCAACAGGTTGGAGTAACATTTAAATAAAAGATGTCCTGTACGACAGAGTATTTCATCACTACCTAGTGACGAAACAGGTATAAAAGGCCGTTTTGGTAAGACTGTCGAGAACACGAAAGCCTTATAAAAAGCGGCTTTCTGTAAGTTTCTCTAGACAAACACGCCCACTGCCGGCAAAAAAAGGCTGCCAGGGAATATCCCCGGCAGCCTTTTTTTAGCCCCGCGCCTGTTCATGCCGCGGAACATCGAAATTGGGTTCTTTCTTTCCGTCTTAGAACTGAACCATCATA